CTGGCCTAAGAGCCAGTATTTCGATGCGAGAAAGATTTACTTTCGTGGCAGCGCCGCGAAGTTTTGCGAGAGTGAGTGACATTTTATCTCCTCATTACGCCTCGTGCAGTTGACACGGGCGATTGGTAAAGTTGTGCGCGTCTAAGAAGTTTACCTTCGAAGCCGCTGTATATTTTTGCATCGAGTTTTTTCAGTTCCTGATCGAGCTTAGTTTGAAGCGTTGTTTGTATTTCCACTTGTTGAGCTGTGTTTGCCTCATACAGTGTTTTTGCAATTTGGGCATTTAATAGCCCTAGTGTTGATTCTTGAACGTGTGTTTGCATTTTTGCTAATTTATTTTGAGCTTGAGATTTAGCTGTTGTTGCGCCGGTTCCCGCGCCTTCCACCGCCGCGCTACCAACGTTACCCATAGTGGCCATTGCCCCTCCAGGAGTTGTCGCGTCGAATCGGCCGGCAAGTATAGGATTAAGTCCGCCGGCACGTAAGTCCGCCATGCGCCTCTGGATAGCTGTATTAGACATCCTTTCTTGAAAGGCACGGTTTTCCCGGGCGATGCGTTCGTTCGATCGATTCGCCTGAGATTGTCCAAATCCAGAGACGATAGAGCCGAATATGGAGCTGGCGTTATCACTTAACCAGCCCATTAGAGGCGTGTTAAGCCTGGTACGCCGTAAGTTGGTAACGGCAGTGCGGCTTTTATGTGGTGATAGAAGTCGGCAATCATATGAGGTTCAGTTGTAATTGCGATTGCGCGGTCCAAAGGAACCGCAGTATTTGCTTCGATAAATGTTGCGCCCAATGCAGGAAGTGTCGCGAAGTCCTCGGACAAATGCCAGGACGCAAGCGTGCCTACGGTGTCTATGCCACCGGATGATGCTGGACGCATAATGTTTGTTAGTTTCGAATTGAGATATCTGTGTTCATCGTATCGGCCCGTATAGCCGAATACGAGATCGTCCGTTGCAGGCGTTCCCGTTCCTGTTATCCAGATTTCAGAGTTCAGTACGGCCTGTTCGCCGATATTTGCCATTTCCGGGTATACGAAATCATAGCGTGTGGATTTAGACCACATCCGATCTACACCTTGTGAATAGGTGATGTCGCCACGCAGATTACCGAGAATGATTACTACGCCGTGTTCGACAAACGATTTTGACCAGGAGTGCGTCCCGTTCGCCGTTCCAACCCCGGCAAGATTGCCCAGTTTGTCCTGGGCCGCCGGTGATGTTGGAGTTGTCGACGCGGTATTTTGAGTCACAGGATTTATTAGAATCCTGGTACTACCTCCACCGAGATACTCCGCACGTTGTAAGCGGAAATCCGGTGAGGTGACGCCCCATCGGGCTTTAAGTGATTCGACATAGCGAGTGCCCGCCCGGGCATCGCGCTCGAGGATGTGTTGTGTAGCGAATGCCAGGCGTACATCGTTCACCGATGCAGCCGTCGCCGTTGCCAGGTCGACGAACAAAGGATTAAGGCTACTGGCCGATCCGATAACCAAGCTGGCGCCGCTCGCGTCAAAGAGCGCATCGCTTGCCGTATCGGCAAAGTCTATGCCGATGCTTACAGTCGCCCCGGTATCACCAATTGTTTTTACTAGTGCAGTCTGCCCTAACGGCAGAGAAACCGCTGTACCACGTTGAGGAGCCGGTAAACAACTGGTGAAATAATCGAAGCGTTTGCCGCGCGGAAGTAAAGTACCGATCACTCGATTCGCCGCCGCCAGCGCCGACTGTAAGTGCAATGTATCCGGGCCGTTGCCCGTTTCGATATCCAGTGTGTCTTGAAGTGTTGCCGACCTGAACCAGTCGTTCCAGATTTTTTGGTAAGCCCGAAACGGTAATGCAGAAACCGGAACATCGTCCGGTACTGCCAGTGTAGGTAATCCGAAATGGTCCCACAGACTGCCCAGCACAGTATGCGTGTTGTTTACATGAGCAATGATTGGAATTGTGAAAGAGATAGAGTCCCCAGGGTCTTGTTGAGCGCCATGAAAGCGTTCGTGATTATCCCAAATTGTGCGATATGCAACGAAGAACGCGAATGTGTCGAAATAAAGATTATCGAGGATCGGTTCCAGCGGTGTTGCTAACCGCATGAAGAACGATGTTTGAACGTTCAGAGTCGTTCCCGGGATTATGTCTATCGGTTGACAGATCGGTACCAGATCATCGGCGTCGAACGCCGTTTTATGTGTGTGCGATAGGTTAAACCGCGACCGCGGAATATTTACGCTAGGCGTTTGGGAGAACTGATGTTGTGATCGCATCTTCGTTGTTTCCTGTTTTAGCGTCGTTAACGACGCTCATTGCTTGGGATTGTGAGATAGATTCGAGAGCCGTCCAGAGGCATTCATTGACTTCGTCAATGACTTTGCCTGTTGTGTTGTCGAAGTTTCCGAGTCTCCATACGGAGTAATGCTCGGGGTGTCTGTTAATTGGATGATCGGGAGTATTGACTACGTCTTGAAACTCCCGTTTTACGGCATCGTCTGCCGTATGAAAGAAAGGTTTTTCGTAAATGCCTGAGCATGTATCGAAGATTGCATACAGTTGTACTTTCATTAGAGATTCCTTGTTAGTCGATCTTCAGCTGCGCGAGCACAGATATATTTGTCCCGGAGTCTCTCCGGAGTGAAGTCGGCAGCATGTGCCGTGATGAACTTTTTTCTAAGTTCTTTGATTTGTTCCAGCATTGCTGGATTTTGTTCGGCCAATATATTCTGATAATACCTGGGTACCAGCTCTGATTGACCATGTCCCGGTATTGGTGATTGGTCCGATGGGAAAATGTCTGATTTATATTTCGCATAGAAGTTGGCGCCTAGGCCGCTAGGTTTTCCGCGGCCAGTCGACATGCGAATATATTCCGGCATAAGCCAATAGGCTTCGCCATGTTCGTCACATCGAAGATAATGTTCCTCGGCTCTTTTGCCGGTAATTTTTTTAAGTGCGTACCCTGCCGTGTACGCTGCATTGTCCAGGGTGAGTTCAGAACATGTTGTGAACCCCCAAGGCCAATGTTTTTCGAGTTCTCGAGAGGTATAGGTATAGACGCCTTGGTCGTCTTTCCATAAGTATTGATCGTTGAACGAGTGATTAAATAGGCAGATATGGTAGTGAGGTCTTTGATTTTCGTCCCCGTATTCGCCGCAATAGAAGTACCGGATTTTATGGTCCGTGTTTGCGCGGCGTAGTGACCGAATGAAATCGGACACGTGCGATGGGACGAGAGAATAATCTGCGGGAATGAATTTTCTGTTTTTGAATTGTTCGTCTGTACAGGCTGAGGGGTCTCGGTAAGTAAGAGTAGCCCATGAATTGCCGAAGTTATCCAAGTGCATAGAGGCTTCGTGGATAATGCGGATAGACCACATGAGGCGGTGATCCACACGACAGCCAAGGCACTGACCACAAGCCACCTCCATTTTTTGAGAGCCTTTCGAGCGGTCCCAAGTAAGTCCTCCGGTAACATAGTCACGAAGTCCTTCTAGCGGTGAATAGCAGGGCATTAAAGACGGTAGCCACCGCGTTGACTAGGGGACCGTGAGTTTTTTGGATGAGTACCCGAGCTTCTCTTGAAGTTCCGACGAGATTTTCTGCGGGACATTTTGCGGCGCATAATTTATTCCTGATAGTTGAAAGAGCAGAGTTCCGCCATTGTACGGGCGGTCTGTGAGAATTGTGCAGGTGTGGTGTTGAGATTTACGAAGGAGCTGTCCCCGTCCACCCCACATTGAAGTGAGGTAACGGAGCAGCCCATCGTGGCTAGTACAAGGAGGACTAGCGAGAGGATGAGTTTTTTCATGCAGAGGTTATAGCATGATTTTTCTTGTTTTTACAAGTTATTGTTTTTATTAAGTTTTTTAAGTATTGATGCCTACCAGGATAGGCCATTGTCGCTGCGCTTTTGGCCTTGCCCTGGTTTGCATCTGTTTTTTTGTTTTTTTTTTGGCGCCCTGGGACCAGTGCGCCAGTACAGTGTCTAGTAGTTCTGTACTTGTTTTCTTTTTGAGGCAAAAAGAGACCGGGACGAGCCCGGTCTAATGGTTTTGCAGGGGGTCAGTGACGCCTAGGCGTCCCCTGCGGGTGTTTTAGGTAGCGGTTCAGGGGCAGGGCCCGCTGGAACCGGTTTTTCGCTCGCAGGCTCGCTTGCGGCCTTAACGGCCTTTATAACGGCTTCCGCCGCCTCGAGCTTTTTCTCGAGGTCTGCAGAGGCAAGCTCTGCAGGTAATTGATCGCCCGGCTCCGCCAGGGCGGGAAGATTCCGGTCCTTCATTTTCCGGTTTTCCGGGTCATTGACATATTTGAAGAAGGCCGCTGGTGATTGGCTGAATTCTCTCCGAATTTCAGCAGGAAGATTAGCGAAGATTTCTTCGCCTCGAGACAGCATATTTTGCTGCTCGTGGAAATCGAAGTCCGAGAAATCGGAATAGGTACCTTCGTATTTAGCCAGGTGAGAAATGGTCCCGGTCTTTGTGAAGCGGGCCATTATTTTGTTGATATCCGTTTCATCTTTAAACGATTGTTTTGTCCGACCATCGTTGTATTTTTTTTCTGGCCTAAGAGCCAGTATTTCGATGCGAGAAAGATTTACTTTCGTGGCAGCGCCGCGAAGTTTTGCGAGAGTGAGTGACATTTTATCTCCTCATTACGCCTCGTGCAGTTGACACGGGCGATTGGTAAAGTTGTGCGCGTCTA